CAACAGACCAAGACTTAATCAAAGATGGTGTACAAGCTATTGATGATGAGTTTTTAGAATGGTTTGTGAAAAATCCTACTTATGAAGAAGTTTATATTATAAAACAATGTAAACAAGTAAACCAAGATAATCCTATTACGAGAGGAAGTACTGCATTGATGTTTTCACATTACGAAATTCATCTTTTAAAGGCAACTAAACAAATGATTGATGAGTGGAATTTAATTTATTGTAAATTAAATAACAGACAAATTCCTACAAAAGAAGAACCTAAACAAGATGAAATTGATTTTATAGCTAATGAGTTAGATATAGAAAAACAAAGAAGTTATAGTGAGCAAGATATGAAAAAAGCATTTTATTATGGTTATTGTTGTGAAAATAAATATGGAATAGAAGTTACTTTTAATGATTGGTTTGTTAAATTTAAAAACAAATAAGATTATGGAAAAGACCACAATAAATATACCAATATACTGTTGTAAGTTAACCATCATATTGGATAAAGACTTGTCTTATGTTGAGAAAAAATATAAGACAAAGTCTCTATCTAATTTTGGAGCAGTTACATTAAAAGACGAAAGTAAGTATAGACATTATATCATAGGGTTTACAGACGCAACTCATCTAAGTAATATAGCACACGAAATAGTGCATTTAAAGAACTCTATATACATAGACTGCGCAATGGAGGTAGATAGATACAATGATGAACCTGAGGCATATTTAACAGGTTGGTTGTTTGACCAAATAAATAACTTTTTAAAAAATAAGATATAAAAGATTGTTAATAAGTTTATTTGGTAGTTTCAAATATGTTGTGTACATTTACATCATTAAGATAATATCATTATGAGAAAGAGTTCAGGAGTTTACATTATTCAAAACTTAGTTACAAATAAAAGTTACATTGGTGCAACTATAGATCTATATAATAGATTATGTATGCATAAATGGAAACTTAGAGCAGGTATACATCATAATACCCATCTACAAAGTTCTTTTAATAAACATGGAGAACATAACTTTATATTTGAAACACTCGAAGAGTGTAACCCTGAACATATTTATTCACAAGAAAACTATTGGTGTAATCTATTAGACACTCACAACAGAAATCATGGCTATAACATTGACCCTACATGTCCTGAAGGAAAGCGTGCAGTTTCAAATGAAACTAAAATAAGAATGAGTAATTCTGCACCTAAAAGAAAAGTGATGGTTTATACTATTTATGGAGAGTTTTATCAAAGCTTTACTGATTTATATAAGTGTGCTGAACATTTCAATACTGTAGCTCCTAACATTCATAGAAAGATGAACGTGAAGTTTTTTAAAAAGAACTTAATTGATTCAGAATCTAGTAAGTTTATATTTCTTGATGAAGATGAATCAGTAGAAGATGTAAAAGCTTATTGGAATAATATATTTGATCAAATCAAACTAAGCAATGGTAAATATAAAGTTTATGATTGTTTTAATAGATTAATTGGAACAATAGATTCTAGACCTTTGACAGATATATTAAACGTTAACATTGCATCAATTACAACTTCTATAGGAAGAAGTACATATTTAAGAACATTAAAAATACAAAAATGAATGTTATAGTAACAGATATAGAAACAATGGCAGAATACTTTTTATGTGTTTGTTATGATCCTCAAACTAACAAGTATCGTAAGTTTGAAGTTAGTAGATGGAAAAACACAATAGATCGTATGGCAGGATACTTTGAAGAAAAGAACGATCATTATTTTGTAACATATAATGGATTAAGATTCGATAGTCAAGTGATTGAGCATATTCTTAGGAATTATGATAAATGGCATGAATTATCTGGTCTTGAAATATGTGCAAGAATTTCACAAGTTGCTCAAGATACAATACATGATGCTAATTATGAAGTTTTTCCAAAATATAGAGAAAGTGATTTAAGTTTTAAAATAATAGACTTATTTGCTTTGATGCACTACAACAATAAGAATCGTATGGTAAGCTTAAAGAGATTAGAGTTTGAGATGGATCTTGAGAACATTGAAGAGATGCCTATACACCATACTAAGGTTGATATGACAAAAGAAGAGGTTGAAATGACCATTGACTATTGTTATAATGATGTGGATGCAACTTATGAATTCTATAAGATAACCCTGGGTGATTGTGATCATCCATTGTACAAAGGAAACAACCAAGTTGAGCTGAGACAAGATATTGAAGCTGAGTTTGGTATTCCATGTATGAACTATTCAGATAGTAAGATAGGGGATGAAATGATCAAGAAGTATTATTGCTCAGAGAAAGGAATTGAGTATAGAGAACTTCCTAGAAAAGGATATTTCAGAAAGAATATAGATCTTAAGAATTGCATTGCTAAGTATGTTGTGTTTGAGACACCTCAGCTAACTGAGTTCTTAAAGAAAATGAAGAAGACCGTACTAGGTCTTCAAGATGATTTCAAAGAGCATATAGATTTCCATGGAAATATATATTCTTTTATGAAAGGTGGTCTTCACACCGAGAACAAACCTAAAGTGTTTGAGGCTGATGAAGAGTACGAGATAATCGATTGGGATGTTAGTTCTTATTATCCTGCTATCATCATCAATAATGGGCAGTTTCCTGCTCATTTAGGTAAAGAATTCCTTAGGGGATACAAACAGATGTTTGAGAAGAGATTGGAGCTTAAACCATTCGCTAAGAAGGACAAGAAGATTAAAGGAATTGTTGGAGCACTTAAACTTGCAGTTAACTCTGTATATGGTAAGTCATCTGATATGCAATCATGGATATTTGATAGGCAGTTAACTATGTTCACCACAATAACTGGTGAACTTAGTCTAATGATGCTTATTGAACAATATGAATTGAATGGCATACATGTGATCTCTGCTAATACAGATGGTGTAACTATCAGAATTAAGAAAGACCTAATTCCATTAATGCATAGTCTTAATGAAGCATGGAGTAACCTCACTCAATATGAGTTAGAGAGAACTGATTATTCAAAGATTATCTTTAGTACAGTGAATGACTATTTAGCAATTATGACCAATGGAGAGATTAAGAAGAAAGGTGATTTCCTTACTGACTTTGAGCTCCATAAGAACAAGAGTGCAAGGGTTGTCCCTATAGCTCTTGAACGTTATTTTGTTGATGGTACACCTGTAGAGGAAACTATTCGTGCACATACTAATTTGTATGATTTCTGTATAAGACAGAAAGCAAGTAGGAGCTTTCATTATGAAGGAACCAATAGATCCACAGGTGAAAAAACAGTGTATGATAAACTCATACGCTATTATGTGTCTAATACTGGAGACAAGATCTTTAAGATTAAGAATCCAGAGTGTCAAACCAGAGCTGCTGCAGTAAGTCAGATAGAAGCAGGTGAATGGGTGTGTAAAGTTTGTAATTTCTTACCAAAAGGTAGTAAAGTTGATAATGTAAACTATGAGTATTACATTGAGAAAGCCAATAGGTTAGTAACAAAAATAGCTACTGAAGGTAGAAGAATCAAAACAGTGTACATCCCTAATCAATTAAATCTTTTCTAATGAAAGCTAAAATCAATCGTACGAACATCTCTAATCATCTAGTTGAATATCAGCTAAACATGATTGGTAAGACAGTACTAGACGTGAGTGGTGATCCAATGTGGTATCATACCAATACCATGACACCAGAACAACATGAGGAATTCAAAGCATATGCTATTCCTCTATTAAAAAAAATCTTTAAATTTAACAAATCAAGAGCTGAACAAACATTTGGATGGTTTGACCTTCAGTTCGGTTTAAGAATTAAAACATAAATAATTAGTTGGTTTGATTATTTTATTGTATCTTTGTTTTTTAATAAACAAAATATAATATAATGGATTGTACTTGTAATATTTGTGGTTTAACAAAACCATCTACGGAGTTTAGATCACGTAGTAAATGTAAAGAATGTAGGAAAGCATATTTAAAAGAATTTTCTAAAAATCATTATCAAGCTAATAAAGAAATACTTAACGAAAGAAATAAAAACTGGTATAAAAATAATCCAGAAAAAGCTAAATCGTATGGTAAAAAATGGATTGAAAAAGATGATAATAAAGAAAAACAGTACGCTAAGTCTAAAGAGTATCATACAAAAAATAGAAAGATTCTAAGTGAAAAAGAAAAAATTAGAATTAATAATGATATACACTTTAAAATTAAAAAAAGACTTAGAAATAGATTATACATAGCTGTTACTTCTAAAGGAACAATCAAAAGTAAAAAAACTTTAGATTTATTAGGTTGTTCTATCATAGAGCTAAAAAGTTATTTGGAATCTAAGTTTCTTCCTACAATGAATTGGGATAACTATGGAGAATATTGGCACATAGATCATGCTATTCCTTGCTCTTCTTTTAATCTACTTGATAATGAGGAACAAAAGAAATGTTTTCATTATACCAATTTACAACCACTGTTTGCTTTTACACAAACAATAGAAGGAGTTGAGTATATAGGAAATGTAAACAAAGGTGATAAACTTCTTCTTGTCAATGAAGAAGGTCACCAATACTTAATTAATTAACAATTAAAACTTAACAATTATGAACGAATTATTTATTATTTTACCAGTAGTAGCTATTATATCAATAGCAGTGATTATTTATGCAACTAGAAATGCACAAGAAATTAAAGAAGAACAACCTTCTACTTTTCAACCCAGAAAGATAACATTTGTTGTTGCTGATACAGAGAAACCTAAAAGAAAAAAGAAAAAGTATTATAACAAGAAAAAGAAACCAGTTGTCTCAGAAAATGCACCAACTGAAAAAAGACCTGTTGGAAGACCAAGAAAAGTTACTGAGTAATGAATTGGTCTGAGGATTATGAGTATCCTAACGATCACATTTATGCCATGGAGAGAGAAAAAGATATTGAAGCTTCATGGCAAAAATGGGAAGAAGAGCAGAGTTCTAAAAATAGAAAGCCTGCAATAATTAAAATCGTAAAACCAATAATAACAGATGAAGCTAAATATAAATCCTCAACAGTTCGAGGAGCTCATCAAACGAAGTTACAATCTTGATATAATATATCTACTAAAGCTGATAGACGAACAATATGACATATCTCCCTTGTATAAGGACAGTATGAAGATTGCTTCTGTCTATCAGTCTTTAATAAGAAAAGGGCTGATAACAGAGAATGATGACAAGCTCACAACAATAGGTAAAGATCTTTTGACATTTATAGACAGTAAGACTGGTGCTAGAATTATAAAGAGAAAGCCTGCCACTACAGACTTTGAAGAATGGTGGAAGACATACCCAGGAACTGATTCCTTTGAGTATAAGGGAAAATCTTTCAAAGGTACTAGAGCTTTACGTAAGAATAAAGATGAGTGTAGACTTAAGTTTGACAAAATCATCCTTGAAGGAGAATATACAGCTGCACAATTGTTAGCTGCTCTCAATTTCGAAATCTTACAAAAGAAAGAAAGCTCTATAGCTGGTAATAGAAATGCACTTACATACATGCAGGGCAGTGAACCTTATTTACATCAAAGAGGATTTGATGCTTATATTGAATTAATCAATGAAGGAACTAAAGTGGACATTGCTCCAGATAAACCACAAGGAGGTACAGATATATGAGAGTTATTATATTTAATGACGTACCAGATATCTATCTCTATGAGGATGAATGTGGTTATGAGCCAAAAGGAGGATTCAAGGAATATGATTCTTTAAAAGAAGCTATCAAGGATAGTCCTAGATCAAAAATACATCGTTACCCAACTAAAAATACAGATCATGAGTTTTGAATTATTAAATGCAGAAGTTAACAAGGGCCTAGGTGACTTCAATAGAGGGATACCAATGGGCTTTGATAGGTTGACTAGATATGTAGGTATTCGTAAGGGGATGTATTATTTGATAGGTGGTAACACTGGTTCTGGTAAGACATCTTTCATTGATGATGCATTTGTGCTTAATCCTGTTGATTGGGCTATGTCCAAAGAAGGAATAGCTTCAGGTATCAAGGTGAAGGTGTGGTATAGGTCCATGGAGAGAAGTAGAACTTACAAGATGGCCAAGTGGGTATCTCGTAAGATATTTCTAGACCAGGGAATCATTATTCCTGTAGGTAAAATTCTGGGTTGGAATGAGAAAATGACTAAAGATGAGCATGATTTGTTTTTATATTATAAAGACTATGTAGATCAGCTAAGTGAAATAGTTACAATCATTGATGGTCCAGAGAATCCTGTAGGTATAGCTAAAGAGCTAAAGACTTATGCTGAAGCTAATGGTAGAATAGAACAGTTGGACAAATGGAATAAAATATATGTTCCTAATGATCCAACACAAATCACCATGGTGGTAGTAGATCACATTGGTCTTCTTAAAACAACAACAGCTCAACCAACTAAGAAAGATGCTATTGATAAGATGAGTGATGAATTGAGATATGCCAGAGATTTCTATGGTTATTCACCAGTGGTGGTCAGTCAGTTCAATAGATCTATTTCTAATCCATCAAGATTAAAGAATGGTGATGTAGAACCTCAGCTAGAAGATTTTGCAGATAGCTCAAGCACACAGAATGATGCTGATGTAGTTATGGCCTTATTTGATCCTATGAGATATAAAGTGGCAGATCCAAGTGGATATGACCTAGATAAATTAAAAGATCAATTTGGTGCTAAATATTTCAGAAGCTTGAGACTAATCAAGAATTCATATGGTGAAGATGATGTGAGAATTGGACTAGCATTCCTAGGTGAACTAGGTTTATTTAAGGAGCTGCCTAGAAAGAAAGATATCACAGATTCAGACTATGAATCAATTACTAACAAATCATATTTCCTAAGAGAATGACAATAAGAGACAAAAGGCAGAAAGAGTTTGCTGATGTATGGCTGAAGCATGGGAAGTTTGGTATATTGAATTTGTGTCCAAGGTTTGGAAAGATTAGAACTAGTATTATAGCTCTAGAGAAACTAAAACCTGAGAGCATATTGATTGCCTATCCAGATAATAAGATTAAAGATTCTTGGCAAGCTGATTTTGCTGATCTTGGGTTTGATGACAGCATTGTCACATATACCACCCATCTATCACTAAAGAAGTATTCTGAATTAAGCTTTGATGTTGTTATCATTGATGAGATACATCTACTGAGTGCTGCTCAGATAGAAGTGTGTAAGGACCTGTTTGATGTTAATGGGCAGATTCTTGGTCTTACTGGTACATTATCCAGTTGGACAGAACGAACTATAGAGGAAGAACTTGATCTACATGTAATAGCTACATACCCAATTGAAAAAGCAATTGAAGAGGGAGTTATTGTAGATTATGAGATACATGTTATCAGAGTGCCCTTAGACAATGTTGTATATAATCAGTATAAGACTAAACAAAAGACTGAAAAGAAGCAATATGATGCACTATCATGGGTAATTAATAAGCTTCAGAACAGTGGATCAGATACAATGTTTATGCGTCTTGCTAGAATGAGACTTATTCAATCATCCTTAGCCAAAACTAATGCTACAAAGCAACTTTTGGCTGCACATAAAGATGAGAGAGTGTTAGTATTCTGTGGTACCACTGCTGTAGCAGATAATCTAGGAATTCCTTCCTATCACAATAAGTCTAAAGAGAAACAAATCTTTGAAGACTTTGCTGAAGGAGCAGGTAATCATCTAGCTGTTGTAAAGATTGGTAATACAGGTGTTACATACAAACCTCTTGACAAGGTGATCATTAACTATTTTGATAGTAATGCTGAAAACTTAGCTCAAAAGATAAATAGATGTATGGCTATGGAGTATGCTACACCAGATAAAAAGGCTCATATATATATTATCAGTAGCAATGAACTTGTAGAGCTTAAATGGTTATCGAAAGCATTAGAATTCTTCGATAAAAACAAAATAAAATACATATAATGCTTGACTTTGTTGAGAATATGTTGTATCTTTATACAATAAAACTAAATATTAATAATTAAATCAAAAAAACAATGGCAAGCAAATTAGTTGGGATTGTTGGTGCAACTGGTACTGGAAAGAGTACAGCAATTAAGCACCTGAATCCAGAAGAAACGTACATTATCAATGTTGCAAAGAAAGAGCTTCCTTTCAAGGGAAGTGAAAAGATTTACAATGTTGAAAACAAAAATTACAAAGAAGTAGAAGATGCAAATGAGATATCTCGATTGCTAAGAACTATTTCAGAGAAAGCTCCTCACATTAAGAACATCATCATTGAAGACTCTAATTACATTATGGGATTCAATATGGTGGCAAAAGCTACAGAGGTAGGATTTACCAAATTTAGCATTATGGCTAAAGACATGGTGGATTTATTCAGAACTGCTAGACAATTGAGAGATGATGTCACTGTATTCTATCTAACTCACCCAGAAGAAATAATGGATGGATCAGATGTTATAGGATATAAGATCAAAACTGCAGGTAAGTTAATTGACAATCAAGTCTTGCTTGAAGGATTATTAACTGTGTGTTTATACACACTTGTAGAAGAGAACAAAGATGGAACAGCTAATTATCAATTTGTAACCAATCGTTACAGAAAGTATCCAGCTAAAAGTCCTGATGGAATGTTCCCAGAGATTAAAATACCAAATGATCTTCAATTGGTAGCAAACAGTTTAACAAATTATTATAACGCTTAACTAAATTAAATTAAAATTATGAGTAGTATCGGAGGAAAGAAAAGAGAAAACACAGGTGGTGGAGATTTCAGTAAAAAAGTAGGTTTGTTTGAAGCAAACGTGATTGCAATCAATCCAACATTAGAAGAGTTTAAAGACAAACTTGGAATGGAGCTTAAAGAAGACAGCAAAGCTGCTGAGTATTTAGGTGAGACTAAAGATGGGAACAGTTATGTTCGTGTTGATATCTGGTTGCAAAAAGTTAACTCTGAAGATAAGTTTAAAACTTCATTCTTCTTAGAGGATAAAGAACGTGAGAATAAAGACCAAACTAAGAAACAATATATCAATTCTATTGGTATGTGTTCTTGGGCTGCAGATGAGAATGACTTAGCTGAATGGTTCACAAAAGGAAGAGATTTCAGAGTGGCATATACAGGTGAAGAAGATCTTTATAACTTCATGAGAACTTGGTTATCTGAATTAGATTATCGTGATGCTGAAACTGTTCTACAATTAGAATGGAAGAAGTTGATGAGAGGTAATGTAAAAGATCTTAAAGACCAAATTGATGGAGAATGGTGTAAATCTATCCTTGCTTTAGCAACAGTGATTGTTAAAGAAAGAGATGGAGAATCTAAAGAATATCAAGGTATTTACAATAAGGCTTTCTTAGGTGGATATGCATTGAAACAATTTAGACTTGTTGATTATGGAGACAGAAGAATACAAGAATCTCTTAAGAATAAGAAACCTCGTGACTTGAAAGCACATGAGAAATTTGTTGTAAATGTTATAGGTGAATATGGTTGTAAAGACTATTACATCTTAAAGGACCTGCAGGATTATAATGCTGATGACAACCTAGTTGCCTCTGATGCATTTATTTCTGATGATGGGGACGATTATTAATTCAATTAATTGTTGATAAGAGCCCTCATCAGAAATGGTGAGGGTTTTTTATTTTAGAGCTATGATACAAGGGAAAAAAAGAATACACTTAACACCTGATAGTATACTGGATAAGATATCTGATTATGATGTCTATAAGATGTATATGCCACATCAGAATTGGAAAATAAATGTTGTTACTTATTCGCCCTTTAGAAATGAAAAGAATCCATCATTCATTATAGGATATCAAGGAGGAATATTGAGATATCATGATTTTGCAGATTCCACCAGAAGAGGTGGCTGCTTTGATTTTGTTATAGCTATGTTCAACCTACCATCATTGCGTGAAGCATTGTTAATGATTGATAGAGATTTTGATCTAGGGATTGTATCTGTATCCTCTACAAAGAATTATGAGAGGATTGTTGCTAATTATGCTCAACCAACATCTACATCTAAACGTGAGTTCTTCATTCAAGTGAAGACAAGAAAATTTACACACGAAGAGTTAGCATATTGGAATGGGTATTATCAAGACATAGATGATCTTAGAGCTAATAATGTATATTCTATAGACACTGTATTTCTCAACAAACAAAAGTTTCCTTTAAAGGATACAGAGTTGAGATTTGGTTATCTATATGAAGGACATTGGAAGATATATAGACCATTTGCAGATAAAAAGAATAAGTGGATGCCTAATAATGTACCTATTACCATGATGGATGGATTAGATGACATCAAAGATTGTGATGTAGCATTCATCAATAAGAGTAAGAAGGATTACATGGTGATGAAAAAAGTATTTCCGTGTTGCTGTGCAGTGCAGAATGAAGGATGCTTCTCTGAGGAGAATTTTGAATATCTGAAAGAAAATTCTGAAAGACAAATCTTAAGTTTCGATAGTGATGAGACTGGTGTAAAGAATTCTCAAATAATAACTGATAAGTTTGGATTTGAGTATTGTAATGTTCCCAGAATCTATCTAGGAGAAGGAATTAAAGATTGGGCTGATTTAGCACGCATACATGGATTAAAGACAATAGAGAAATATTTAACACAAAGAGAATTAATATGAAATTAACATCAGAACAACTTAGTGATGTAGTGATAGAGAGCTTAGTGCTCTCTGTTACACTACTAGAGAGGTTTGAGACAATGGATCAGAATGGTTTGTTTACACAAAGAGCTAAACAATCTCTTAGATCAACACTTCCACACATTGAAGCTTATACTAATAAATTAATTGCTGTGAGACATGAAGATGAGGAAGAGCATTTTAAGAAAGGGGCTACAGTGATAGCAGAGCTATCTGGAAGAGTGGAAAAAGCATTGAGTGGTGCAAATATTTTAGACATTTCTACAAGAAAGAAATGGTTGAAAGATTTTATAGACACAACAGCATTGTTCCCAGCACAGAAAGAAGAGCTTTATGAAGCAATTAGAGATTCAGGAATTTTAGACTATTAATTATGAGATGTTCAGACAAAGAATTAGAGACACTAGAAGAAGAGATTATGGAAAATGTTGAATGGTTAACCACAACACGTAATCAAGAATTAGAAGTAATCAGTGTAGAGAACTTAGAAGCTATTCTTACAAGATTCTTTCACAGAAAAATATCATTAACATTATGAATTGGCAAAATTTTAAACATCAGTTTCACCCATCTTGGCATGCTAAGCTTAAGCCATTTATTGAGAGTGAAGAGTGTGATAAGATATATGCATATCTAAAAGCAGAGAGTAAGAGAGGCAAAAGAGTTGCTCCTTTATCTATGCATGTTTGGAGATGTTTCTTTGAGACACCATTGAGTGAACTAAAAGCAGTGATGGTGGGCATGGCCCCATATCACACACTTAAGAATGATGCTCCTGTTGCAGATGGATTACTTATGGGATGTTCTATTACAGAACAATTACAACCTTCACTAGATCAATATTATGGAGCTATTGAAAGAGAGTTTTATGATGGATTGAATCTAAGTATAATAAAACATCCAGATGTAAGTTATCTAGCACACCAAGGAGTGTTAATGTTGAATGCATCTCTAACTGTAGAGATTAACAAAGCAGGATCTCATATGGATATATGGGAACCATTTATTAAATATCTCTTTGAAGAGGTGCTTAATGATCTTGGTGTTCCATTTATCTTCTTAGGTAAAGATGCAGCTAAGTATAAAAAATACACAGGTATATTTGCTCATGTATTTGAGCTTAGTCATCCAGCATCTGCAGCTTATAAAGGAGCAGAATGGGATACAGAAGGTGTATTTGTAAAGGTGAATAGATTATTAGAAGAAAACAATGGGTTTAGCGTTCAATGGATAGATGTTGACGTGCCCTTTTAAACAATTAAAATTATGGAAAATCAAATTATTAAAGTTGACAACCTACTTGTAGGTGATGAAGTTATTTATGGATGTGGTAGTGATCTTAGAAGAATAAGAATTATAAGACCTCTTGTTGCAGCTAAGAATAGAAGTTGGGGTGGACATTTTAGTAGTACTAAAGTGGAAGTCTTAAATACATATGATTTAAATGACAATGCAGTGATAAGAACAATATACCTAGATCTTAATTATAGAGGTCTTTGGTTGATAAAAAGAACAGCAATTTAAAACTAGAAAAAATGATATTAGAAAAACAGACAGAAGCACACGTCCTAACAGAAGGACAAACACAAGAGTCAATTGGAATGTCCCTAGACTTAGATTCTGCTCAGATATTGATGCAGATGTTAAGTAAGAATTTATATTCTGATGATATAGGCTCTGCTATCAGAGAATGTGCAAGTAATGCATTAGATAGCCATAGAAGAGCTGGTGTGGACACACCAATTGTAGTTTCATTGAAAGCATCTGCAGCAAACAACTATGAGTTCTGTGTAGAAGATTTTGGTATAGGCCTAGATGCTGATGATGTACGTAACATTATTAGTAAGTATGGTAAGTCTACCAAGAGAGAATCTACAACAGAGTTAGGAATGATGGGCCTTGGTTTCAAAGCTCCTCTTGCCTATAGCTCTAGTTTCTATTTTGTATGTAGAAAAGATGGAATGGAACGTAAGTACATGATGTATGAAGGAGAAGATACTAACACTATCGATCTTTTATATGAGAAAGAAACAACAGAGGCTAATGGTGTAAAAATCATTATTCCTGTTAAGTATAATGATGTATGGCAGTTCAAGAAGAAAATCAAAGAACAACTTTGTTATTTTGAAAGTGTATACTTTGATGTACCAGAAGATAAATCTATCAGTAATGATTTTGTTATTAGTAGACATCCACATTTTCAGTTCTCTGAATTGTCTACAGATCAAAACTTACACATATGTTTAGACAATGTGTATTATCCTTTAGACTTTGAGAAGCTTGGTATTGATAGAATTAGTTTTCCTATAGGTCTTAGATTTTCATTGAGTGATGGATTATATCCAACACCAAATAGAGAATCATTGAGATATACACAGGAGGCCAAGGTTATCATTATGAAAAAGCTTAGTCAAGTGGCAGACTATTATGTTGAGACTTATAACAAAGCTTTAACTGATGGTAATGATATCAAATCTATTATCAATCATCTTGAAAAGAATGGTCACTTCATTGAAATGTCTGGAGGAACCAGACGTAAAATTGATGAATTCATTAAATATGCCACTGTTAAACCAATTATACCAGAAATAGAAGGAGTAAAAATAATAAACTTTCCTTCTTTGTATAAAACATACAAGCAGAACATTCTTGTAGATGCATTTCCTAATAAATTCGCTTTGAGATATAAGAGAATGCAGGATGTAGACAAGCATTATGTTTATGGATATAACTTAGAAAGTGTATGTAATGGACAAGCTAATGTGTGGGTGTATAATGATAGAATTCCTCAAATCAAGAAGGATTATTTGAGAGCTACATGTAAAGAGAGTGATTATAACTTTATGGTGAAGAGAGCAAAACCTATGACATTAGGAATTCCTTCTAAGTTTGATCTTAAGACTTACTATCATTTACTAAATCTTAAGAATCTTCCAAAATCTAAATGGAGAGATGCTATTAAAGAGTATCAATACATTATGTCTATGATTGAAGAAAACTTCAATGATCTTGATGCTCTTGAAGTTCCTCAAGCATTCATTGATAGTAAGAAGAAAGCAAAGGTGGCTAAAGCTGGCCTAGCTAGTACTAAGAGACTGAAGCTTCAAGGAGAAGTGATATGTAAGAAAGGTGTTGACCTATCTAGATGGAATGATGGAAGAAAGTGTAAGTTTGATTCTCAAATCTATAAGTTAGAAGATCTTCATAAGGGTAAAGGATTAAAAGTTTATGCTAAGCATGAAGACTTCTTAAAACTTGATCCTTTATATGGAATAATGCAAAAACAGAAGATGGAAGTGATTACATTTTCTGATAGAGAACTTAAAGTGGTTGAGCAATTAGACATACACAATTTAATATCATACGAGAAATTTATGGAGGGGAAAACAGCACCATTCAAGAGAATAATCACATCAATACTGATCAATGAGATGATTTGTCTTTATAGAAGCACATTTGACAAGATCGATGCTGTAAGACATGTATCTTCTGATTTAGCTGATAAGCTTCAGAGATTATCTACATATAGAACAACAAACTATGTGGAGACAAATACTGAGTTAAGAAAAGCAATGTTAGAAGTGGCATTAGAACACAGATTGTTTGATCCACAGATTCATGCAGAGTATTTAGAGATGTTAGCTATATTTGAAAAGCTTACATTCTTGAATCCTGTATGTGGAAGATTGGGTTACACTAGTTCTGAAGATCCAATGATCAATGTGATGATTGATTTATTCAAATATTACAAGCATAGAGTGGATTTAAAGCACTATAACATCAGAATTAACGATGAAGTACTTACAGAAGAAACAATAGAGCAATTAGCATAATTTAACAGAGGGACATTCGTGTCCCTCTCTTTAACAAGTAACAATTAATTAAATAAATAAAAATGGAACACAAATTTTTAAGTCTTGACTGGTTCAAGAACAGAGTAGAGAATTCAATAGACAGAGTGATTGCTAATAAGATAGAGAATCTTATAGAAGAGCCAGCTGTTAAAGAACAGAAGATATATGAAAAACCATATATTGGTATTAAACTGGTAAATGACACATTAACTGTAGTGTTAACTGATGGATCTGTATTAAGTAAGCCTTCTGCTACAGAAGAAGATTATTATGCTATACTTCATGCAAGAGATGAATATGAGATTCTTGCTGTAATGGCTTCTCATCAAGTGGTAGCTGATCAAAAAGCAATAGAAGCTGAAGCAGCTAGAATTAAAGCTTTACAACAGGGAATAGAATCACTTTCTGTTCTTCCTGATTTTACTGTAGAGGGCACAACAGTTTACCTAACTGGTACATCTAGAAGTCTTCCTCAATTGTTAGTTGAGAAGTTTATTGAAGTGGTAGATATAGCAGCTAATGAACCATCTGATGTTCCATTTCAGGAATATTTAAATCAAAATGATACCTATGTAGCATTGAAGAACTTCTTCATGTGGTGTTGTTTAAACCCAAGAGCTGAAGTGGCACATGAGCTATACAGATTCTTGAATGAGAATAGCTTTAGAATCACTAAACAAGGATTTGTTGTAGCATTGAGAAATGTTGTAACATTACATGGATCACCAGAGCTTGTACATTTCATTAGTAATGCATATAACAAAGTGAAAGCTGTATGGAAGAAGAATCCAGACAACTACACTATTTTCTTACAAGATGGAGAGTACAAACTTGTACATGATTCTGCTCTTACAACAACTGAAACTCATACATCTAATGATTGTGAAGAGTGTAATGGTGCAGGCGGTTGGTATGATTGGGAAGATGAATGGGAAGATTGTGATGTATGTGGTGGATCAGGAGAAGTAGAGGAATATGAATACACTGTAGAAGTTCCTGTAGACCATGGTCAAAAAATTGGTGGATTAACAGAATTGTATTTAGATCTTCCTAATAGAGAAGAGAATAGATTCACTGATGATTGGACCAAAACATTTGACATTAGAATTGGACAAGTGACTAGCATGCCTATGGAGAAAT